AAAGAACGCGACAACATCAAACAGGCCAAGGACAAAGAGACAGGCTTCTCTGACTTAAATGACGAGCGTTACACCCTGTACGAGTGCCATGTTGACTTGGTGTTGGAAGGGGACGAAGACAAGGATGACGACGGTGAACCTACCGGCATCATGAAGCCATACGTATTTACCCTAATAAAAGGAAGCAATGATGTCTTGTCTATTCGGCGGAACTGGGAACAAGATGACCCCCTCTGTCTCAAGCGCCAGCACTTTGTCCACTACCAGTACATCCCCGGCTTTGGAGCCTACGGCTTTGGACTCTTCCACCTTATCGGCGGCTACGCTAGGTCAGCCACCAGTATCATGCGTCAGCTTGTCGATGCTGGGACGTTATCTAACTTACCCGGAGGTCTTAAGACTCGCGGAATGCGCATTAAGGGAGACGACACCCCCATCGCTCCCGGAGAATGGCGAGACGTAGACATTGCTTCTGGGGCACTGCGTGACAGCATCCTGCCCTTACCCTACAAGGAACCCAGCGTTGTCCTGTCTGGACTGATGGACAAGATTGTGGAGGAAGGCCGCAGGTTTGCCGCCACTGCCGACATGAAGGTGTCGGACATGTCCGCACAGGCTCCTGTGGGCACCACGCTTGCGTTGCTTGAGCGCCAGCTTAAGGTTATGTCTGCTGTGCAGGCACGTCTGCACTACACATTCAAACAAGAGTTGCGCTTGTTGGCCGCGATCATCCGCGACTACACCGAGCCAAACTACGACTACGACCCCGTAGATGCCCCCCGTAAGGCCAAGGCCGCTGACTACGACCATGTAGACATCATCCCTGTGAGCGACCCCAACGCGGCAACAATGAGCCAGCGGGTTGTGCAGTACCAAGCTGTCATCCAGATGGCGCAGATGGCTCCAGATATTTATGACTTGCCACAGTTGCACCGCAACATGTTGCAGGTTTTGGGTATCAAGGATGCTGAAAAGCTTGTGCCCCTGCCTGACGACCAGAAACCCAAAGACCCTGTGTCTGAGAACATGGCTGCATTACGTCTGGAGCCTATGAAGGCGTTCTTCTACCAAGACCATGAGTCTCATATCAAGGTGCACATGATGGCAATGCAAGATCCCATCGTCATGCAGTTGATTGGCCAGAACCCCAAGGCTCCTCAGATACAAGCGGCAATGATGGCGCACGTTGCAGAGCACGTAGGCTTTGCGTACCGTCAGAAAATTGAGCAACAGATGGGTATGCCTCTGCCTCCCGAGGACGAGAAGCTGCCACCCGAGATGGAGATCCAACTCTCCGGCATGATGGCTCAAGCCGCGTCCCAAGTGCTACAACAAAACCAAGCACAAGCAGCGCAACAACAAGCGCAGCAACAACAGCAAGATCCGCTCATACAGATGCAGCAGCAAGAGTTGCAGATCAAACAACAAGAGTTGGCGCTCAGAAAACAAGAAGTTGAAGGCAAGTTGACTATTGAGAACAAGCGTCTTGAAGTTGATGCCATGCACAAAGCAGGACAGCTACAGCAACAAAAGGCAACGGCAAACATTACCGCAATGGGTAAGGCTGGAGACTTAAAACGTCAACGGCAACAGATGGAGATGAACGCAAGAAGCCAACAAGCTAAAGACAGGACACCTAAATGATTCAAGAATTCGCACGCGTATTGCGCGAAAAATTACGCACCGATATGAACAACTACGCAGATGACTGCGCTGGTGGGGCATGTCGCACTTTTGAAGAGTACCAAAAACTCTGCGGGATTATTCAGGGTCTAGCCCTTGCAGAGCGTTATCTACTTGACCTTGCACAGAAAGTTGAAAAATCCGATGAGTGAACTCACGCTTGAACCGGGGCAGTACGCCCTGCCTGATGTAATCCAACCCGTCGATGCGCCAGCGCAAGACGCTACAGACGAAGAAAAAGCCACCATGCTGCCAGAGCCAACAGGCTGGAAGTTGCTGTGTGCCGTGCCCCCAGTCTCTGAAAAGATTGATGGTACTGCGCTTGATCTTGTGCGTGATACAAGCAGTATGCGACAAGAAGAAAGCGCGACCACCGTGTTGTTTGTGATGAAAGTTGGCCCTGATGCGTACAAAGATCAGACCAAGTTCCCCGCAGGCGCGTGGTGCAAAGAAGGAGATTTCGTCCTTGTCCGTACCTATTCTGGTACGCGTTTCAAGATTTTTGGCAAAGAGTTCCGGCTCATCAATGATGACCAAGTGGACGCTGTTGTGCAAGACCCTCGTGGGCTAACCCGCGCTTAAAGGAGCAGAAATGGCAGAACAATACAAGTTTCCCGACGAACTTGAAGACAACAAAACCCAGAAGGTTGAGATACTTCAGCCCGATGATGACGTTGAAATTGAGATTGTTGACGACACACCTGTACAAGACCGTGGCCGTAGGCCATTGGACAGAGAGGTGGAAGACCCCACTGATGAAGAAATTGAGTCTTATACAAGAGGGGCTCAAGACCGCATCAAGGAGTTGACCCATGCGCGTCACGACGAGCGCCGTGCCAAAGAAACTCTTTTGAGAGAAAAGCAAGAACTTGAGCGTCTTGCACAGCACTACGTCGACGAAAACAAAAAGCTCAAGCAGTATGTAAACAACGGCACTGAGCAGTACGGAGCTATGGCCAAGACCGCTGCCGAGGCGGAAATGGAGAAAGCTCGCCGCGACTACAAGGCGGCACAGGAGGCGTTTGACACCGATGCCATCCTTGCGGCTCAAGAAGCGTTGTTTGATGCTAAGTCAAAATTACAACAAGCACAAAATTTTCGTCCACCCCCTTTACAAGCAGAAGAAAGTGCGGTACAACCGCGACAACAACAGACAGAATCTGTCAAACCAGACGAAAAAACCCTGCGCTGGCAGGCAAAAAACCAGTGGTTTGGTTCAGACGGATTCGAAGAAGTTACCAGCTTTGCACTAGGGCTGCATCAAAAACTAGTCAACTCCGGGGTTGATCCCCGCCAAGACGAATACTTCGAGCAAATAGATGCTCGCGTGAAGTCGAAGTTCCCTGAAGTTTTCGGTGGAAACGACGAAAGGCCTAAGTCTAGTGAGACTCCAAGGCGTCCATCATCCGTGGTGGCCCCTGCATCACGTTCTACAGGAGTCAGGAAAGTACAATTAACGCCATCACAAGCGGCATTAATTAAAAAGTACAACCTTGACCCTAAGAAATATGTTGCAGAAGTTTTAAAATTGGAGAATCAAAATGGCTGAAAACCGTAACCCCCGTGACAATGTGTCACGCGAAAAAACAACTCGATACGTTTATAAACCTTCGAGTGCGTTGCCTGATCCTACCCCTGAACCCGGATGGGAGTATCGCTACATAGCGACTCATGTCTTGGGACAGACAATGCCAACCAATGTGTCTAGCAAGATGCGGGATGGTTGGGTTCCAGTGAAGGCAGTAGACCATCCAGAACTGATGCTTGAAGGCAGTGCAAATGGTAATGTGGAAATTGGTGGATTAATGCTTTGCAAGATCCAAACCGAAAAACTCATGGCCATGAAAGAGTACTACGACACGCAAGCGCAGAACCAGATGGACTCAGTGGACAACCACTTCATGAGAAATAACGACCCGCGTATGCCTCTGTTTGCTGACCGTAAGTCTTCATCCAGTCGCGGAAGCGGATTTGGTTCAGGTTCTAAATAAAGGAGTCCTTAAATGGCATATCCAACGGTAGACGCCCCCTACGGGCTAAAGCCTGTAAACCTAATTGGTGGACAGGTATTTGCGGGTTCAACCCGTTTGATGGAAATTGCAAGTGGTTATGCCACCAGCATTTTCTATGGTGACTTGGTAAAACGTATTTCTGATGGCACTATCGAAAAGGACGCTGGCACAACAACTGCCACTCCTGTTGGTGTGTTTTTGGGTGTGAGTTTTACTAACCAGTCAACTGGTCAAGTCCAGCAACAACAGTACTATCCAGCCAGCCAAGCAATTGCTTCGGGGAGTAAAATCTTCGCTGTGGTTGCTGATGATCCTGATACGCTGTTTCAAGTAGTCTCTTGTTCTTCAGGCACAACTGTGGCTGGAATGGGCATTTCTGCTATTGGTAATAACATTGCTTTGATTCAAAACTCTGGATCTACCGTTACAGGCAACTCCAAAGTGGCTATTGATGAAGGCACTCAAGCTACTACCAATACGCTGCCTATCCGCATCATTGATGTGGTTCGCGAGACAGCAACAGGCGCTGATACATTTGTTGAGTTTATTGTCAAGATAAATGCGACTATGCACCAGTACAACAACTCAACCGGTGTATAAGGAGCTAAATCATGGCTATTTCACGCGCACAGCTACTTAAAGAACTCTTACCCGGACTGAATGCTTTGTTTGGCATGGAGTACGCACGCTACGGCGAAGAGCACAAAGAAATCTATGACACTGAGAAATCAGAGCGTAGCTTTGAAGAAGAGACCAAGCTTGCTGGTTTCTCCGCTGCTCCCGTCAAGAACGAAGGTTCTGCCATTGCTTATGACAATGCGCAAGAAGCGTTCACAGCACGCTACAACCACGAAACCATTGCCTTGGGTTTCTCAATCACTGAAGAAGCGATTGAAGATAACTTGTACGACAGCTTGTCTGCTCGCTACACCAAAGCTTTGGCCCGTGCAATGGCATACACCAAGCAAGTCAAGGCAGCTTCTGTTTTGAACAACGGTTTCACCAACTCTGCCGCTTATTACGGTGGCGATGGCGTTCCTTTGTTTAGCACAGCGCACCCCTTGGTTTCTGGTGGCTCCAACAGCAATCGCCCAACTACCAACTCTGACTTGAACGAAACTTCATTGGAAAATGCAGTTATTCAAATCGCAGCTTGGACTGATGAGCGTGGCCTGTTGATTGCAGCAAAGCCCCGCAAGCTGGTGATTCCTCCTGCTCTGATGTTCGTTGCTACCCGTTTGTTGGAAACCAACCTCCGTGTTGGCACTGCTGACAACGACATCAACGCGTTGAAGAACAACGGCTCAATCCCAGAAGGTTACTGTGTCAATCACTTCTTGACAGACAGCAACGGCTGGTTCTTGATGACCGACGTTCCCAACGGCTTGAAGCATTTTGAGCGTATGCCTTTGGAGAACAAAATGGACGGCGACTTCGATACTGGTAACGTACGTTACAAGGCTCGTGAGCGTTATTCATTCGGCTGGTCTGATCCATTGGGAGCTTTCGGTTCCCCCGGTACGACCTGA